TAGGTCACATCCCTGCAACAACGATGCGTGTCCGCAGATTGAAGGATGGCTATGTTCAAATTATTGGTCACAAGGTTGTCTATTTCCGTAATTTTGGTGCTAACAACGCTAACCCAATTACTGGTGACCCTCGTCCTAACGAGATTATTCACTTCAAGCAATACTCGCCGCTAAATACCTATTACGGTATCCCAGACATTATGTCTGCGGTATCCTCTCTACATGGAGATCAGCTAGCGTCACAGTACAACATTGATTACTTTAGTAATAAGGCTGTTCCAAGATATGTTGTAACTCTAAAGGGTGCAAAGCTGTCATCTGAGGCAGAAGACAAGCTGTTTAGGTTCTTGCAGACAAACCTAAAGGGGCAGTCCCATAGAACTCTATACATCCCACTACCTGGAGACACAGATCAAAATAAGGTAGAGTTTGAGATGAAGCCTATTGAAAATGGAGTACAGGAAGCATCATTTAACGAATATCGTATTCGTAATCGTGATGACATTCTTGTCGCTCACCAGGTCCCACTTTCTAAGATTGGCGGATCTGATTCTTCAAATGTTGCAGCAGCACTGGCACAAGACCGTACCTTTAAGGAACAGGTTGCTAGGCCAATGCAAAGGAGTATTGAGAAGCTCATTGGCAGAATTATTAAAGAGAAGACAGACGTTCTTGAGCTAAAGTTTAACGAGCTAACTCTTACAGATGAAGTTACACAGTCACAGATTCTTGAGAGATATGTTAAGACCCAAATTATGGTTCCTAATGAGGCTCGTGAGGTTCTTGGTTTGCCACAGCGTCCAGATGGAGACGATCCGTTTGAGATGTCTACAAGGCAAGCTACAGATGCTAGGGCTAACCTAGCAGGCAATCGCCAGAGAGATGCAGAGCGTTTGAACAACCAGTCAGACGGTCCAGCAACAATTTCTGGAAGAAATCCTCAAGGTGAGGGAAATTCTTCCGAATAATCTGGTATAATAATTTATTACATAAATATAACAATTTAATAAAAACGTACATTATAATTAAGGTAGTATGACTATATCAAAGGCAAACTGGGACACCGAAGGCGAGAACGTTCGTCTCTCGATGCCCTTCAGCAAGGTAGATCAGGAACGACGTATCGTTTCTGGCTTTGCTACACTTGACAACGTTGACAAGCAGTCTGATATTGTTACTACTGAAGCATCTCTAAAGGCATTCGCCAAGTTCCGTGGAAATATTCGTGAAATGCACCAGCCAGTTTCTGTTGGCAAGATGGTTGCATTTAAAGAGGACAAGTACTTTGACTCTGAGAGCAAAAAGTTTTATACTGGCGTTTATGTTTCTGCATATGTTTCAAAGGGTGCTCAGGACACTTGGGAAAAGGTTCTAGATGGCACCCTTTCTGGCTTCTCTATCGGTGGTCGTATGAACAAGTATGAAGATGCCTATGACGAGAAGATGGACAGAACAATCCGTATCATCAAAGAGTACGACCTAGTTGAGCTATCCTTGGTCGATAATCCAGCAAACCAGTTTGCAAATATTCTTTCAGTAGAGAAAGTAGATGGCGTAGATATGATTAAAGGCGAAAACCTTGATGTCGAATTTGAAAATGTATTTTGGGACAATTCCAACGGTATTGTAAAGGTCTCAGACCTAGAGGTAGAGGTAAGTCCAATTGACGGTACCCCTATGAAGAACATCGGTTTCGTTGAAAAAAATGACAACGAGAAAACAGAAATGATAAAGTTCTTAGTTGATAGTGCTAAAGGCATTAATCTTTCTAAGATGACGAAGGAGGCAAGTCCTATGAATGAAACAACTGAAGATGTCGTAAAGAACGACGAGGTAGTTGAAGAGACACAGGTCGCTCCAGAGGCAGATGCCACAAATGACGAAGCAGTAGAAAAGTCTTACTCCGAGGAAAAGGAAGAAAAGTCCATGGAAGAAGAAAAGAAGTCTGACGACATGGATGAAGACGACGAGGAAACTCTGAAGGCTGAAGACATGATGGAAGAGGAAGCTGCTAAGGAAGAGGTATCGAAGTCAGAAGATGTAGTTGCAGGTGTCGTTGACGCTGTTTCTGAAATTCAGAATGGAATTACATCAGCCTTTAGCGATCTGTCTGCAGTAGTAAAGTCACTACATGACGAAATTGCAGACCTAAAGAAGTCCCTCGGCATGGTTAACGCCAAGCTAGAAGATGCAGAGCAGGACTTCACTAACATTGGAAAGCGTATGCAGGCCGTTGAGGCAGACACCGCTTTTCGTAAATCTGGCGATCTAGGCGAGATCGTACAGGAGCAGCCTGCGAAGCAGGTTGAAAAATCCCTATGGGGCGGACGTTTCCTCAAAACTGCCGACTTATTTAATTAAGAAAACAATCACTTAGGAGGTGACAATATGTCGGAAGAGATTATTAAAAATCAGCCAGGTGAAACTGGCGAACTAGGTGGTACTGCTCCTGGTCTATATCAAGGTCAGGGTGCTTTCGCATCTGGTGGCATTGGCGGTGTAACCGACCCAGGTGCTAACACACTTGGAAACATCCCAAATGCTGAATATGGTCTAACAAGCGGACCAAATGCTGTAAATCCTTCGGGTGATGCAGGCAGTGGTATTCTACGCCCTGAGCAAGCACGTCGTTTCATTGACTACGTGTGGGATGCAACTGTACTCGCCAAGGATGGTCGTCGTGTAACTATGCGTGCGAACACAATGGAACTCGAAAAGGTCAATGTTGGAGAGCGTGTTATCCGTGCAGCTGCACAGGCTGTAGGTAACTACGAAAACACTGGTGCTCAGTTCTCTAAGGTTGAGCTATCAACCAAGAAGCTACGTCTCGACTGGGAGGTCTCAGCAGAGGCCCTAGAAGATGGTATTGAGGGTGCAGCCCTTGAGGACCACCTTGTCCGTCTAATGACAAACGCATTTGCGAATGACATTGAAGACCTAGCTATCAACGGAACTGGAGCAGGCTCCGATGCATTCTTGTCAATCATGAACGGTTTTGTAAACCGAGTCACGACTAACGGAGATGCACACGAGGCTGTTGTTACAGTAGCTGACAACGCATGGACACCAGAGGTAATGCAGCAGATTATTCTTGCAATGCCACGTAAGTACCGTGCAATCAAGTCAAACCTGAAGTTCTACGCAGGTACAGACGCATTCCAGGGAATCGTTAAGAACAACGGTACCCTGTCTGACGCAATTGCTGAGGCTCTTGGAAAGAATGGTAACACCCAGGCTAACACCCAGGCTTACCTAGACGGCCAGGGCCAGACATTCGGTGGTGCTCGCACTACCCGTGTTCTAGGCATTGATGTTCAGGAAGTTCCTTACTACCCAGATGGCTATGTCGACTTGACATTCCCACAGAACCGTGTTTGGGGTTTCCAGCGTGACATCACCGTCAACCGTCAGTACCAGCCAAAGAAGGACACCATTGAATACACAGTATTCGTCCGCTTTGGTGTGCAGTGGGAAGAAGAGGACGCAATTGCGTTCGCTGACGCAGCTGCTGACAGCTAAAAACTAGCAAACCATTGAGGGGGCAGGGGCATCTAGCTCCTGCCCTCTTTTTCATTAATCTGTTATAATTATGAATGAAAAGGAGATATTTTATGTCTGAAGAAATCAAGAATGAAGATGTCGTCGAAGAGACTACAATTATCACTGCTCGCCTACAAGACGGAGAGCCTTTAATCACACCTGAAATGGCTGAAAAGTTTGAAGCCGTTAAGGAAGAGATTTTTGCAGCTAAAGCTTAAGAATCAGTAGTGGCTGAGCCAACTGTTGAAGAGCCAGTTATCGAAGATGTGAAGCCAGTAGAGGCTGAGGAACCAAAGAATGTAATTTCTTCTGGTAGCCAGCGAACTGGGAAGAAGGTCGAAGAGGTAGCAGGGATCACATCTGTTGCCAATGGAGTTATTGGAACTGGCACCGTAAAGCCTAAGTCAAAAAACGTTGTAAAGCAACAGGCTACTCCAGAAGTAGAAAAGGTTGCCTTGTATTCTAGCAAGAATGTAACTTGGACTGGAGTTGGGAAGGTTTATCGTGGCTACAACATTGTCACCAAGGAGGCCGCTAACAAGTGGCTAACTCGTGACCACACAAGACTAGCAACCCCAGAAGAGGTTGCGAGGGAGTTCGGTCGCTAAATGGAAATCTTGAGGGTTCCGCCATATCCAGTTCAGGCGGTATTAGAAGTTGGTGCCCCAGCAGGCACATATGAATACACCATTACAGATATGGCGGATCACTCAGTAACTACAGGCACCGTTATTTCTTCAAATCAGTCTAAGGTTTCAATAACACTTCCATCAAACTATGATGGCGAATACTCTATCCTGATTGACGGAGAAGAGCATTTAGTAGACGTAGTTAGGCCATACGTTGATCCAAATACAAAAGGTGAAACTGCTACTGAGATAGCAGAATATAAGAAGCATGAAGAGCTTGCTAGAGCCATCATTGATTCTGTAGTTACAGATGGTTTTTACTATAAGAAGCGTCTGATCGAGACTACTGGTCTTGGTGCTGACATCCTTCCGATATGGAGAGACATTAAAGAGATATTGTCCATTTATGAGAACAATGCTTTAGTGTTTGACTCAGCAAATCCAGAAGATTATGAAGTTCAGTATGAGCTCACAAAAGATAAGTTTGGAATTCAGCAAAAGTACGCAGACGTAATTAATCGTAGCGAGTCTGCACCAAATATGCTTCCAGCAGGTGGATCAGACATGCTAGATCTAAACTTTGCATATAGAGGATTCCCAAAGGGGTTTGACTACTCAGTGGTTGGCATCTTTGGGTATAAGAAGATACCGTCTGACATCGTTAGGGCAGCAGAACTGCTTATTGAAGATATTGAATGTGGCAAGCTAGACTACTACAAGAGATACATTGTTGATTACAACACTGATCAGTTTAAGATTAAGTTTGACTCTGCAGTCTTTGAGGGTACTGGAAACATTCTAGTTGACAAGATTCTGTCCAAGTACAAGAAGGCAATTACTACAATCGGAGTTCTATAAAATGTCATGTGGCGAACTTACAGACTTTATGTTTCCTATGCAAGCGGATATCTACTATCCAATTGTAGAGCAAGGCTCTCTGGGTAACGTAAAGAAGACATGGATTTTAGATAAGTCTGTCGCTGTAAGCCTTACCCCAGCAGGAAGTGCATTTAAGGAAGAGGTTGTTCCTAATGTTAACATAACGAAAGAAAACCTGCTCATTGGCAGAGTCAAGAATGACGTAAGGATATCGTCACGTGAAGCTAATAACGCAATCACTAACGTAATAATTACAAATGTTAAAGACAAGAACTGTAACCCAATTTATATTGAGACATCTGGTCCCAGAGTTGGCAAGTCTACGATATTTGAAATTGCTGCTCAAGATCCTTTTACTGGTCCGTTTGGAAATGTAGAATACTACAGAATTGTTTTACGTAGATCTGAAAATCAGGCGGTAGACGTATAATGCTAAACCTTACAATTGACAGCACTACCTTTAACAAAGATATGAATAATATCATTCAGTATAGCTTAGGCTTTTTTGAAGGAGTTAAGCAGGGCACCCCAGCATTCCTAAAGGGGCTAGGCACATCACTTATCGAAGACTTAAAGCAGTATATTGATGCTAACGCAAGAATTAATCCAGCATTGCTACATCACATGTATGAGTGGAATGAGACTGGATCTCCAAATGCAAGACTATTTGATATAG